AGATGATGGAACGTCAATAAAATCTTCTTGCTTTGCTTCTTTCTCTAATACTGTAGCATATAGGCAGCTATCTGCCGAACCCCTAACATCTCTCTTTACTATTAACCTCTGTCCATCTGTTATCTTGGCAGCGTTCTCTCCCTCAAGTAAGAAGTATGTATCACTACTGCCGGGTTCTGTAAAATATATATTTGAGTATATAGTCTCGTAAGTTTCTCTGTCAGGCTTTATTGCAAACTTATATTTCTTTGCCCAAAATGGAGCAAGCTGTGTGGTTGGTATAGTTACGTCAATACTATTAGCTGTACCGCAAGTGGAGCAAGGAAAGTGCTCCGTATTATTCTCGCTAACTAATGCAGTAGTGGACCTATTGAACTCATCCATATAGACTATACCTATCTCGTATCCTCTATTGCTATGCAAGCTCTTCTGATTTCCTGTTGACAAGTATTCTATAGTTGGGTTAACAACAGATAAGTATTCCGTATATACATTAGCAGCAGTAATATTATCTTGGTATTGTATAGCAGGGAACTGAAAGGTAATTATACCTGACCCTGCTGAAGCCGTAGTTATAATTGCTTGTTCAATAGCACTTATACCACTCTGATATTTTTCATATGCACCATTAAGAATGTCAGCAAATATAGTGTTATATAAATCTGTTAATGTAGTCCCATCTTCTGCTGTAGCCATTGGCTGAATATTACCACCGGGCAAAGATATTCCTATCGCCTCTTGCCACTCATCACTTAGCCATAAGTCGTACACACTTACATAGTCTCTTGTTAGAGGAAATGAAAACTCAAGAATATTATCATTGCCATTTGTCTCTGTAGGAACAGGTGGCGGAGTACCTGACCAACTATCGTGGCTAAAATTAAAGGAAAATGTAAGAGTTGCTCCTGCTTTTAGTTCTACACTTAAAGGAAATTCAAATGAAACCAAAGTATCATCAGGTGTAACTGTTCCATTAATGGTGTAGGTTCCTGCTGATAATGTACCTTCAATATCGTCAGTAATCAATAAATCAGAGTTCTGAGAAGTAGTGTAATCAAACATTACATCGTTGCCGTCATTATCTATTAAGTCAAATCCTTCAGTATAGTTACCGTACATAAGTCGGTTGCCCATAACTGTCTGAGCCTTACTTAGTAATGGTACGCTATCGTATAGTCTGAGTATCTCTGACTCAGGGAGTATTGTAAATATCTTACTATTTGTGAATGTAAAGCTCTCTTCTGCATTGTCTGTAAGACCTGCTTTCGCCTTGTCAATCTTCTCTATTATCTTTATAGTAGGGCTATCTGCTTCCTTAAATAATATGTCAATACCTTTTACCAAAGGTCCACCTGTATTGTAGGTTACCTCTGCTTGGTTAAACTCATTAACCATACCCTCATTTAGCATACTATCTCTTTCAAATGAAAAATCTCTTGGCACAAATGCAGGGTCTGTCCATTGAGATGTAGCTGAATACTCATCATCAGCATACTTGTATCTATAAGCAAAGCATATAAACCTCTCCTCTAAGAAGGTTTCGTTGGGAGATGTGGTAACAAGAGCTACTTCAGGTGCTGCTGATGGTGGTCTCTTTATTACCAATATGTCATCATAAGCAAACCCATCTACACCGAGTGCATCAGGCTGAGAGTAACCTCTCTTAACATTTATTTCCCTTGGCTGATTAAGGTTATCTGTAAAGAATAATAAGTCCTCAACTTTATTTACGCCTGTTATTAGGTACTCAGGATTAAAGTTTAGTGTGGTATTGACACCACCACCATCATTGATACTTATTAGATGGTATACAACTACCGTAGTGTTCACATTATAGGACACTACCATATCAAGTTTACCTTCAGTTTGTTGACCAAAGGGAAAGGTTGAGTCGTGTATAAACCAATACATAGTCTCATTGGCTCCATCGTCAAATGCTCCTATACACCTTGCGTCAGCAGATAGCGGTGTGCCATTATACTCTAATGTTGTTAGCTGAGTATTCCCTTTAGAGTTCTCAAGTACACCTATCTCAGAGCCTTCTGTTGAACCCATACGAATGTTTAATGCATCAATGTACTCCCCGTTTGGAACGAGTCGCTCATCGACTGATTTGTTCATCCTACCTGCTATAAAGTTTCTTTGAATATTCGCCATATTATTTTAACCACTTATCTCTTCCTCTTAGATTCATTAATAATCTTCCCGGATGTATATTGCTAATTCTTATTTTTGCGTTTCTAAGTAATGCCGTCTTTCTCTTCTGTGCTCTCCTTACGACATACTCTTGAACACCTACCTTGCTATTTAATATAGCATACTCAATGTAAGCGTAGATGAAGTCTTCAAATAACTTATTAACAGTTACCTTGCTGTCGTCTCCATTCTCCATACCATCAGACACATACTCAAGCACAATAAGCTCTCCCTCAATACCTGAGCTAAAGTTTATTACACCACCCTTGGCATCTATCTTAAATGTAGGGTTTGCATTTGCAGTCTCTGTATTCAATCCGTATCGAGCACCTATCCCATAGTCAAAGTACCAAGCCCCATCAATATTCCAACCTGCTCTCCCATAATACTCAGAGTTTTGGTTTAGGTATATAGACTGCTTAGTCCCATCTAATCTATCTTGGTCTAAGTTTGAGTTCTGAGGGCTTAATGCGTTACCGTCTATATCGAATAGTATCCTATCGTTATTGTCTTGTAGGTATGCACTTGACCAATTGGTCTGAATGTTTTCAGTCAATGGCATCAATAGACCATCACGGTACATTGACACTCTAATCCAATTTACATAGTCCGATGGTAGCACATACCTAAGCTGTGCCCCAACATTTAGTTCTAATATCTTGCTCTCTTTAAATGCGTCATAGTTTAATTCTTGTATCGCCCTCTTTGCGTGGAACAATACCTTGTAGCGAGGCTCGTTGTTTACCAATGAGTGGTTCCCTGCGTACATTAACATAAAATTATTTACTATATCCTCTAAAGAAACATATTGGTATGAACCCCAATTTTCATCTTCAGGGCTTGCCCCTCCATTTTCGTAGTATTGATATTGTGATATATATGCCATATGTTATTTTTCTGATGCTGTATTCTCGTTGTCCTCAGCCTGTGCAAACTGTACTGCCTGAATCTCTCTAATCGACATACCTGCGTATTGTAGAATCTTGTTAACCAAGTTAACCTCATCGTCCAATGGTAGCTCAAAGTCTTGATAGTCAGCACTTCCTGAATCAAATACAGGCTCTCCACTTGCTAATGTTATGAATGTCCACTTAGGTGCAAATGGGAATCTAATGTACTGAGAAATCAACTGCCCTATATTACTTATCGTATTTGGATAAGAATCCAAGAAGTCACCCTCCTGTGCGTATGCAGGGAATGTTAGGTTTGGTGCAGTAAGGATAGAATTACTTAGCATAGTAATCTTGCTATTGCTTACCTTCTCTGCTTCCTTTATGTCTGATGCCCTATATATATTATAAGTCTTACCAATTACATCCCATACATTTACGCCTGACGTAGCTCCTACTGTTAACTGAGTAGGGCTGTTCACAGATGCCACTATAGTATTGTATGTAACGTTATTTGTTACCGTTGACACGATGTCTCCTACTGATACACCACTTGCTATAAAGTCTGCTAAATTGTCGTCTACAAGCGTAAATGTTGCATTAACTGTATCTGTAGTACCACTTGCCAATTGATTAGTATAGATTAATACCTTGTTAATAAGATAGTAGCTATTGTTAGTTGTTGTTGGAGATGGTAAGAAATACTGACTACCTGCGTTCTGTAGCAATGGTAGCGTTACTGAGAAAGAGTCTATCACCTCCTCTATACCTTTCGTAATATCTGCGTAACCCGTTCCTGATTGACGGGCATTTTCTTTCATTAATTGGTAGTTGTACTGATAGAAATAATTCTCAAAGATATCTAACTGAGCTTGCTTTGCAAACAAGTTGAAATCAGATGGGGTTATGTACCCGTAATTATTTTTGTTCAATACAGACATTACCGTCTGTCGGACCGAGTTAATCATCT